GAAGCCGGTACCACCACGGGATCTCGTACTCCTGATCGGAGAACACGATCAGCCCGGCGTCGAGGAACGACCCGGCGTAGGTCAGTTCGTCCGGCTCGAAGACCGGCCCCTCCAGTGAGCGGTGCACCTCGACCAGCAGCAGGTTCACCGGGATGGCCTCGTTGCCAGCGCCCAGCCCGTCCCAGATGACAGCCACGCCTGTCGCCCGCGACTCCACGATGGGGTCGGAGGGCGCGGGCGGGGCGTACTGCAGGTCGGTGCGCGCCTCGACCGGGGGCTCGGCGTCGTCCTCGCCGCCATAGTCCTCGTCACCGTAGTCCTCGACCACGTAGGGGTCGATCTCGGTGTCGCTGTTGGGGTCGAAGGTGATGTCGAACAGCGTGTCCGGGCTCATCGAGGTGTCGGAGCGCTCGCCACTGGACTGCAGCACGTCAGCCTCGAACGACACGCTGGTGGTGGTGTTCAGCGTCCTCGCCGAGACAGTCGCCGGGGTCGCCGCCGTGGCGCCCTCGCCGCCGGTGGTGTGCGGGATGCGCTCCAGTTGACCCAGCCGCTTGTTGACCTGACGGACCCACTCGGCGCCGCCGATGGGCTCGCTCATGGAGGTCATGTGCTGCTCGTCTCTCCGCTGTCATCCCACGGTGTCGTGCCCGGCGCCGGTGAGAACGTCACTGTGATGCTCTCACCCTGCGGGGTCTCGGTGAAGACGACACGGTCCAACTTCTGCACCTGCGACACCTGCCGGTAGGTCTTGTCGGACACGATCTTGAACCGCACGCCGGGGATCAGGTAGTCCATGATCTCGTCCGCACGGGAGGGCCGCAGCGTGGAGTTCTCCGGCACCCGGATGACGACAGGCGTGGGGTAGCGCCCGCTCATGTTGCGCTGCGCCTGCGAGGCCATCTCGGCGGTGGTGACCCGGTCCGCCTCCCGCTGGGCGGTGGTGGTGTCCTCGTCGTAGATCGTGTGCAGCACCTCGATCTCGCCGTAGTACGGGTCCTGCCCACCGTGTGAGCCCCACCGTCCCAGCCCGTCGGTGACCACGGAGCGGGTGGCCGTCTCCACCCCGTAGGCGGTGACGGTCAGGTCGCCGTCGAAGTCAGCGCTGGACAGGGAGGGGCCGGTGCCGATGACGTCCTTCACCCCGTTGATGTAGATGGCACGCCCCACCGTGGTGTAGTCGACGCCGTTCTTCGCAGCGAGGGAGTCCAACTCCTCAAACACGTACTTCTCGTAGCGCTTGGTGGCGCGGGAGGTGCGCGGGGTCTTGCTGTGGGTGGTGACGCGCAGGTGCGGCAGCACGTTGATCGGCGGGTTGAGGGCTTCCTTGCGGGCCAACTCGTCGGTGAGGATCTTCTTCAACCGCGTGGTCACGTAGCCGATGCGCGGGTAGGCGTTGGAGTACGCCTTGCGCATGATCGTCCGGTTCAGGTACCACGTCACGTCACGGGCATCGACCTCGATCAGGGACCCGGTCTCCGAGGAGCGGACGATGGGTCCCTCCCACACGCGCTCGTCACCCCGGAAGATCACCAGTTCGTGGCGGCTGGGCTCGATCTGGGCGACGATCTGCTCGCACTCCCGGCTGGGGGTGCGCACGAAGATGTTGCCGATGGAGGTGTCGTCACGGCTGCGGCCCCACCGGACCTGCGTCAGCGGCTCCAGTTCGCCGATCCTGCGCTCGCCACCACGGTCGTACAGGAACGCCCGGTGCTTGGTGCAACTGCTCATGAAGCCCTACTCTCGCACGGCGATGCTCAGGTCGAACTTCTCGACACCCTCCGTGGTGATGTCGACGAGGGCGAGGTACCCGGTGCCGCAGGTCAGCACCGGCCACGAGAACAGGGTGTCGGAGGTCATCCCCGACAGCAGGTGCCCGGCGTCGGTGACCTTGCCGCCACGCTGGGTGATGTACGCGCGCTGCTCCACCCCGTCGAGGGTGAACTTGGAGTTGGCCGGGATGTAGTCGATGGTGAACTCGCCGCACACCGAGCACGGGTCGAGGTCCACTGGCGCCTGCGTGGGCAGGGGCCGGGGCATGAAACGGATCTGCGCGCTGCGGGCAGCCTGACTGCCGGTGGTGAGGCTGAGGATCGGCACAGCCTCCGACCACAGCGGGATGAGCGTGTCGGGGATCGAGAGCGCGTACGAGGACCGCCAGTCCGGCGGCGGCTTGCAGGAGGCGACCGCCACGTTGGCGCGGGGCGCGACCGGCACCGGCGGACAGTCCGGGTCGACGATCAACTTGGGGCGCTTGGGCACGGTGCAGATCGGGACGGCCTTGGACAACTCGAAGGCGTCAGCGGTGCGCACGTTCTTCTGGATCGTCGGACCCGCCACGGACAGCACCTGCTGGGGCAGGCCGTACACGTAGGGCGCTGCGGTGAACGAGAACTCCACCGTCTCCATCGCCCCAGCGGTGGGCTCGAACTCCTGAATGGTGACGGGACCGGCGATGCAGTCGACCTGCCGCAACTGCCGGGCGTAGTTGGTGAAGCAGGCGTCCTCCAGCGGGTCGGTGCGGTACTCCATGTCGACACCGGCGATGGTGACCTGCTCACCGGGGGCGGAGGTGATCCGCAGCCGCGACCATGACTTCTTCGCGGAGATGCCCCGGTCGCTGATCGTGAAGGTGCCCCCGGCGGCGGCCACGAGGTACGTGGCGGAGTTGGTGACGCCGCTCTCGCCGAGGGTCTCCAAGATGATGCCGGTGTTCGCCGTGGCGCCGGAGATGCGCCAGTGCCACAGCACCTCGTCGCAGGGCAGCGGGTACGGGGTGGGGCGGGAGTCCACGGTCTGGGTGGGCAGCGTCGGCTTGAACACGCCCGTGCCGTGGTGGTAGTACGCGACCTGCCCGTCCAACTTGTTCGGCGGGATGGTGCTGACGTCGTAGTCGCCCATCGACGGCCCGCCGGTGGTGTTGGTGCCGACGAGGAAGCACAGGTCGTTCGGGGCGCACGGGTCGCAGCCGCCGTCCAGCGCAGCCGTCAGCCACCGCTTGCCCGCCTCGATGGAGGCCGGGCTCTCCCCGATCAGGAGGGCGGTGACGCGGACCTCCTTGGTGCCTCGCCGCTTACCTGTGGTCGCACCGCCATCGCCGGTGTTCTGCACGACGGTGGCGGTGCGCGTGGAGTCGGTCAGCCCGGAGACTGACAGGGGCAGCGCCCCGAGGAACCCGTACGTGTCGGGGTCGTCGTGGTCCACCCACGGGGCGTCGTCGATCATGGGGCTGCGGTAGGCGGGGTCGTCGAGGATGCCTGCGAGGTCCACCTCGTCGATGCAGCGCGTCGGCATCCGCAGGGTGGGCAGCGCGTTCTTCACGTAGGCCCGCGTGCGCTCCGCATTGAGCAGTTCGTTCCCGGCGTACGACAGCCAGCCGCTGAAAGCCATGAGTCCTCCTAGCCGAGCGCCACGAAGCGGTCCATCACGGACTCCGCAACCAGCGCCGGGTCCGAGTGGGGCGAGATCACGGTGATGGCACCGGGGGAGATGGTCAGCATGCGGGAGGCGCCCACCACGCCGCCGCTCGCCATGCTCATCTTGCCCTGCGCGAACGCAGCCAGTGCGCGCACGGCGGGGTCGATCTGGTTCAGCGGGCGGTCCAGCGGGACGTACGCCTCACGCCCCGCCTCCCCGGCCAGCACGTTGGGGTGGGTCCACGTCGGCTGGGTCAGGATGCCACCGCGTGCCATCGTGATGCCGCCCTGCGTGATCCCGGCGATGCGCACGGTGGTGCCGGTCAGCGCACGGATCTTCCGCTGCGCCTCCCGCAGCGTGGCGTACAGCGGCTCCGCGTTGGCCTCGATGGCGACCTGCTTGCTGTCGAAGACATACCCGGCGACGGTGCCCTTGGTGGCGTCCCACGCGGCGGGGTTCGCACCGATGGGCACCTGCTTGTCGGTGAACTGGTACTGGGCGATGGCCTGCGACACCAGCAGCCACGTGGACTGGTCGACGGAGATGGTGAACTTGAACTTGGAGATGGCTGCCTTGCGCCGCTCGATCTCAGTGAGTTCGGCGTCCAGCGACGACAGGTCGGTGAACGCACCCTTGGACCCCAGACCCACGTCACTGGGGGACTTCTGCGACGGGGGTGGTGCCGGGTTGTTCTTCCGGTCCTCGTCGATGATGCCGGACAACTTGAAGAACGCGGCCAGCGCCGGGTTGGCGAGGAAGCCGGTGATGGTGCCGACGGCATCAGCCACACGGGACAACTTCTCGCCCAGATCGGCGATGGCGACGAGGGCATCCATGATCTGCGTCGCCGACTTCTGAGCCTCCGGCGTGTTGAAGTTCTTGATGATCTCGCCGACGGACAAGGCGATGTCGCCGAGGTCCTCACCGATCCCCTTGACCCCCTCGAACCACTCATCCAACTTGGCCCGGCCAGCGGGGGTCTTCAAGAAGGCGTCGATCTCCTCCAACTTGCCGAGGATGCCGTCGAGGAAGGACTTCCCAGTGGGGTCCCCGGAGGAGAAGACGGTGCCGAGGATGGAGCCGATCTCGACGATGATGTCCTTCACCAACCTCGCGTTCTCCCATGCGCCCTTCATGAAGTCGGCGATGGCGTTCTGGCCCGGCGTGCTGTTGGCCCACGCATTGAACCGGGTGGCGATGGTGGAGATGTAGGTGGCCAACTTCTCGGCATACGGCAGCACCGGCACGAAGAAGCCGATGAGCCCCGAGACGAACGACGTGAACGCCACGTTGACGGACCTAGCGATTCGCCCGAGGCTGTCGGCCCACTTGCCCAGCGCCGACTGGGTGGTGGGGTCGTTGATCGTCCGGTCCCAGTTGGAGAAGAACGAGTTGACGGCAGGCTTCATCTCGGTGAGAAGGCGGGCGATGCCACTCCTGATGCCGGTCAGGAAGGTCTTCACCTTGGGGGCGAACTGCAGGGAGAACTTGCGGAAGGGGGTCTCGAACACCGACTCCCAGAACTTGGTGTTCTTCTTGTCCTGAGCGAACGAGTTGATCACCCCGAACACGGTGCCCAGCCCGGCCACGGCACCGATGGACGCTGGCCCCACGGCGAGCAGGGCACCGACCAGCCCGATACCGATGGACCCCACCAGCGCCGACACCACACCGCCGAGGCTGGTGAGCAGGGAGATGACGCCGGGCAGGACCTTGCTGATGGCGAACAGGCCAACGCCCGCACCGATGAGGGTGCCAATAAGCCCGCCCTTGCCACCGAAGACCCCGAGAATCCCACGGCCTGCCGACAGGAACTTCCCGGCCCCGGCGAGACGGGACGCGGAGAAGGCGTCTGAGAACGAGTTGGAGATGTGGGCGATGGCCTTGATCGGGAAGGTGATGACCTCGGTGCCGAGGCGGGACAGCCCGGCAACCATCGAGCCGACCCAGTTGACGAAGTTGTTGCGGCTGCCCTTGCCGAACACCCGACCGAGCGTGGTGTTGAAGCGCCCGAAGCGCTCCTCTAGCCGGTCGGTCTGGGTGACGGAGTTGTCCATGAACCGGCCCCACCTGCTGGTGCGGACGGCACGGTCCACGTCCTTGACCGCCTTCACCCGTGTGGCGGCGTGCTCACGCGCCACTGCAGCCGATGCCTTCTCCTGCTCGGCGAGGTTGAATGCAGCGATGCGGGCCTCGTTGGTGGCCGTCTCCCACCTGTTGATGGTGGTGATGTACTTGCGGGTCTGGCCGGTGGCGATGGCGCCATGCTTGTTGAGGTCGCGGATGATCAGCTTGAAGTCGTTGGCTGCAGCGGTGACGCTGTCGTACTTCTTGGCGAGTTCGTCGAGGTCCTTGGTGTCGGACAGGCCCGCAGCCAACTTCTGGCGGATGGCCCGCTGACGGGCGGCAGCCTGCTTCTCGACGGAGTCGGAGAACGAGTTGGCCCAGTCCTTACCGGCCCGGTCCCCGTCCTTCGCGATGGCGTCGCGCATGGCGGAGGTGTCCGCCGTGATGCGGACATACGCCTCACCCACGAGGTCGCCGCGAAGCGCCATCCCAGTCCTCCGTCTATGAACCGTTCACCGAAGCATAGAGCGCGGCGAACGAGTCGGCCTCCATCTCCATCTCACGCTGCGTCGGGCGCGCCTTCTTGCCGGGCACCGAGAAGGGCTTCTCCATCTCGGCGACCCACGCGTCCGGCTCCTCCACGCGCTGGATGGCCCAGTTCCAGATCAGCGAGCAGAAGCGGTGCGGCGCGAGGAGGATCGGGTCGACGCCTTGGGCTGCACAGGCTCCGTCGATGAGTCGCCAGTGCTGTCCAGCGATCCAGTGGAGTCGCTGGACGACTGGGTAGGGTCCCCGGTCCACTCCTCGATGATCCCCTCCACGAGTTCGGCGATCATCGCCCCACCGAAGGGGTCCTTGCGGTCGTACATACGGGTCTTGAAGTAGTCCTCGTCCCGCCCGTCGCGCAGGATCGAGAAGAAGAAGTTGATGGAGGCGCTGATCTTCTGGTGCAGCGGCACCCCGTCGGCGGAGAGCAGCATCGCGAGCGAGCCCTCGTTGGCCGGGAGGATCGCGATCTCCCGGTCGTCGACCTTGATCGTGATCTCGTGACCGAAGTCTTCGCCGTCGTCGTCGGCGGCAGCAGCGGCTGTGATGAACTCGCGCATTGGGACCTTCCTGCTCCTCGGGTCTGTCACAAGGTTGTGACAGGGAGCAGAGTAGTCGCTCAGACGAACGGGTTGACCGGCCCGATGGGCGTCGGGTAGGTGGTGGCGAGCCCGATGGCCAGCGCGTTGGCGAGGAACGGGTTGGCGTCCTGCCCGTGGACGAAGGGGCGCTTGATCCGGCGACCGGGGGGTGCGCCACGGAAGGCGGGCAGTGACAGGTAGTCGCCGTCGTTGGGGAAGATGAACGGTCCGGTCCCCTCGTGCACCCACCGCGAGTAGTGACGGGTGGAGCGCACTCGACCGACGACCCGGTCGCGGCTGGTCTGGCGGACGTCGATGCGGATGCCACCGGCCAGTGACCCAGTTCGCTTGGGCGCCAACATCTCCGCAGCGTCGCGGGAGGTCTCGGTCTTGAAGTGCACGTACCGGTAGACCTGTCCGGCGGGCATGTTCATGGCCGTGATCTTGGAGTCGTACACCACGAACACGGCCTCGCCGCTGGCCCGGATGAACGCCATCAGGCGGTCCTCCACGAGGCGGACCAGATGCCGCCGACACACCCGCCCTCAGGCCCGATGGGGCTGTAGGTGCCCAGCAGCCACAGGTCCATCGTGGGCGGGGGGGTGGAGCAGGTGAGGACCTTGTGCAGCAGCCCCATGTCGAAGAACTGCTGCATCGACGCGGCGAGTTGCTCCGCGTCGGTGGGGAGGGTGACGTCGTTGCCGTCCACCTGCATCTGTGGGGCGCAGCGCAGGATGCCCAGTTCCACGGTGACGTCGAACTCGGTGGCGCAGCGACCTGCCACCGAGGTGACCGGCTCGATGCCGACGAGGCGGGCGTAGGCCATGCCGCCGATGTCGCAGTAGTCGAACGCCACAGCCGAGCCCGGCAGCACCGTGCACAGGGTCGGCTTGGGGATGTTCGCCTCCTCGTTGGCGACGGTGAGTTCCGCGCACAGGGAGGAGGCGAGCCCCACCACGAGGGACCCGACCCGCATCTCGATGGGGGTGCTCACGTGACGATCACCGCACCGGACACGTCGGGCGAGTAGACCATCGCGGGCAGCCGCAGGTGGTTCGGGTTGTAGCGGGCGATGATCAGGTCGACCTCACGGATGCCGGTCAGCCCGCCGGGGAACAGGTCGTTGACGAGGGTGACCGAGATGCCCTGCCGGACCACGTTGGTGGTGCCTGCCGGGAGCGAGCACTTCTTGCCGCTGCACGCCTTGGCGTACTCGCAGGCGAGGACCCCGGCGGCGTACGCCCCGAGCCGGTCCACGGCCTGTCCGCGCGAGACGCGCACGGAGAAGGTGCCGACCTCGGTGTCGGCCTTCGCCATGTCCTGACACACGGGCCACGCGAGCCCGTCGGTGCGCACCAGCGTGTTGCCGTTGTGCACCGCGTACGTGGTGGGCGACAGGATGACCCCGTCGACCTTCACCTCGATGACCCGGCTGCCGCTGACCCCGCCGAGGCCGACCGACGGCAGCGCGTTGCACCCGCAGGTGTTGTAGTTGCAGCCGCAGCCGTTGACCCACGACCCGAAGGCGTCGATGAAGGGGCGGAACGTGCCGCCCTGTGCGTACCAGCCGCCGGAGGACGACACGCAGTTGATCGAGCAGGGGCGCAGCGTGACGGGGCAGCCGCCGACGGAGTAGCCGGTCAGCATCCGCATCGTCTGGGAGGCGAGGGAGTCCGCCCGCGCTTGGATGTCGACCGGGTACTCGTCGAACTCGGAGCAGCAGCCGTGGTCCACCGGCCAGCAGTAGTCCGGCAGCGGCGGGAGCGCGTCGATCTCGTTGCTGAGGCTGGGCCTGATCTCGACGGTGACGTAGCCCTCGTTGGGGAAGGTCTGCGGGTCGCCGCTGATGTAGGTGACCTCGAACTCGACCTCGAACCGACCGACGTCGTCGGTGTCGGAGGGCTGCCAGTCGTAGGAGACGACGCCGTCCCTCGGGTCGCCGATGACGTCGGCGGGTGCGTCGATGACCAGAGCGCCACCCTCGACGGCGCGCATCCTGATGGCAACGTTGGCCCCGTTCAGGTTGACCGGGGTCTCCGTGTCGTCAACGAGCGTGACGATGAGACTCGGGGACGTGTCCCCACTCTTGATCACGAAGTCACTCATCTGCATCCTCCACTGGAAACGGGTCAAGCATAGGACGGAACGACCGCGTCGCTGCCGTTGCCGTGGACCACCACGCCGTTGTGGTGCCCACGGACCTTGACGTGCGGGCGGTTCACCGGCTTGCCCATCCCGCCGGTCAGACCGTAGATGAAGGGGTTGGGCACGGCGGCGAAGGCAGCGACGACGTCGGCGACGATGAAGGCGGTGGAGTCGAAGACCACGAC